TAGGCAATGATCTGACTAGGTGTTGGTCTGTGACTGTTAATCACAAGATGGGAGGTTCGAATCCTCTATTGCCTGCCAATTTAAAGCGTCGTGATTTATCTCTGCTGGGACAGAGGCTGGGCTGTAAACCCGGTGTCCATGACTGCGTGGTTCGATTCCGACCATGACGCACCAATTCGATTAGGCTTGAGTATATCGCCAATCACAATGTTACATCTCTCGGAAGCGTTACGGTAGCGTACTTTGTTTGGAACGAAGTGGCGGTGGTTCGACTCCACCCCGAGTGACCAATTTTGTTGAAAAGAGTGTGTTAACCACATAGGTGAAGCATTCGTTACCAATGCCCGTAGGGTACGTCAGCAAACGCGATATGGGCTGTTAGTGTCAGCGATAGCACACGTGACTTGCACTCACGTAGGAACAGTTTGAATCTGTTACGGTCCACCAAATTATAGGAGACGATATGAAAGTTAGAATCCGTGCACCAAGACCAGAAGATACGAAACGCCACGGAAGGGTTTGTCCATGCTGCGAACGTCTCAACTGGAAGTGCAGGCTTGCTGATAGAGTTGCATTCAAAGAAGCTCTTGAAGAGATAAGTAATACGCTTGACTGCGAGGCTGTGTAGTCTGGGACTACCTTCCGGCTGTGACCCACAGCCAGTTCAGTAGAAAGTTACTGGGGAAGTGACGCAATTAGGTAGACGTATGGAGCTTAGACCTCCAGTGTTGTCGGTTCGACCCCGACCTTCCCCACCAAACAAAATGCAGGATTGCTCAAGGTGAGCGCCCAGCCTTCCAAGCTGATGAGGTCAGTTCGATTCTGACATTCTGCTCCAAACAATGCGGGCGTCACCCATCCTGTTCGGAGGTGACAAGTCATCCATGAAGGGACAGCCCGCACCAATTTTGAAGATAGCGGTTAAACCCCGACTCTGGGCACCTAATTCGTGACCTGCGGTTCAGTGAGAACATCTTCAAACTCCATTCGCACTCTAAGCTAACTTGGTAGAAGCGCTGGCTTGAAACCCCAGATGACTTGGTTCGATTCCAAGAGTGTGCACCAAATTCAAAGTGTGAGTGTAAACTCCGAGAGTCAACCGAGCTTTGATACCAAACACAGACGACTTGCCCACTCGGACATTGCCACGTGCAATCACTGTAAGTCTGTCTTGTCATGATGACCCTCCACGTGAGGGTTTTCCTGTTCCTGCTATTTAAATTAAGGATTATAACAAATGGCAACAGTACCAGATGTAAACCTAACAGGCGTTGCATACCAAGACCTATACACTGCCACAGGCATTGTTGCAGGAACAAGTGTGACGATCCAGAACAAAGCTGGCGTTGATGTTTATATTCAGAATATCTCAACTATTCCATCCTCTGCATCTAAGAATGGACTCCTTCTAAGGCCATATGATATTGTGGATGTGACTGGAGCAATTGCTGGATTGTGGGCTAAAGGAGTTGGCCCAGTCTCTGTCGAGGTGATCGCATAATGGCATTCTCTCTACACGGAACACGTCAAGGCGGATACGCTGTTGGCCCAGTTCAAAACGCATTCGAAGGTGCTAATCTAGCAGAAGCACAAACTGCACGTGATACGTACTTCACAGCCAACCCTACAAAGCTTGCCGCGTATGATGGCAACCCTTTCTATCTAATTAGACTTTCTTATGGTGTGACAACCAATGCTGAATACCGCTCTGGTGGTGTTTGGGTTGATTACACTCCGTTCCTTCAAGGACTTCCCGGTGAAGTTGCTTCTCTTGTAGGTGTGCCTGTTAATGAGATTCCATACAAGAAGTTGGATGGTACTTTTGCTGGCAGTAATATGCGTGTACTTGATAATGGTAGCTTACTAGCTCCACCAAACTTTGGTGTTGAGTCTGGGTCTGTGATGTTCGGGGATGTTCTTAAACTCTCTGAGGCTGCTGGATTCCTAGCCATTACAAATAACTTGAATGGCAACAACTACACAATCCTCGATTACTACACTCCACGTGACGGTGCGACAGTCAACCCTCATCAGTTTAAACTTAATGGTGCTGAGGTTATCTTCAACGCACAACCTAACGATAGCCAAATCCTGACAGCAAATCCTCTGCTAATTCAGTACACTGTACAGCACACAGCCCGTAACAATGCTCTGACATTCCGTGCTAACGCTCCAATGACAAACGTTAGAATCAAGATTGCATTGGTTAACAACGGAGTTGTTGCTAAGTATATCCCAAACAAAACTGTGTGGGAGAAGGAAACTGGCGGGCTTACTTGGACTACAGGTGATAACACATTTGACTTTGAAGACACACCAATCATCTTTAACACAGGCGATTTGATTTCGTTTGAGATTAGGGCTGATAGTGTTTCTATGAAAGGTTCTGTTTCTGGTACTCCGTACATTGCTTCTACACAACAACAAGGTGTGTTCTATAATGCTGTTATGGAATACAACTACACTCCAGAAGATGTTCGTGACAAGCTTACCAGCCTAGCTGGTAGCAACCGTCTTGATGTATCCAGCCTGAAGAACGTTGTATTGACCGTAGCAGGCCGCACAGGAGCTATCGCACTCTCTGCCTCTGATGTCTCTGGACTCGCCCCTGTCGCAACTACAGGAGCTTACAGCAGCCTTTCTGGGTTGCCGCTCATTCCAACCAAGACTTCTGATCTGACAAACGATGCTGCTTTCATCACATCTGGTCAAGCTCCTGTGCAAAGCGTTGTAGGACGCACAGGAGCTGTTGTAGTAACACAGACTGACGTTGGGCTAGCTAACGTTGATAACACGTCTGACGTTAACAAACCTGTCTCCACAGCCCAACAAACTGCGATCAACTTGAGTTTGTCTCAGCACAACGCTGCTGCTGATCCTCACCCTCAATATACCACAACCGCTGAAGCTGCTTCTGCTGCTCCAGTACAGACCGTGAACAGTCTAACAGGTAATGTTGTATTGACAACAGGGAACATCTCTGAGGTTGGTAATCTGTACTATACAGATGCAAGAGTCCAAACATATGTAACTGGTGCTGGTTACAATGTAAAGAGTGCTGCAAGTGTAGGAGCTGGTGCCGCTATATATCAAGCTGACACTGCTGGTGCTTTGTCTTTCCGCTCCATCATTGGAACTGGGGCTATTACAATCACTCAGAATGCTAACGATATTACTATCAACACTCCACCAAACGCAATCAACAGCGTTAACGGATTCACTGGTACTGTTGTACTGAATACATCTAACATCACTGAGAACACAAACCTCTACTACACAGACACTCGCGTAACGAGTTATCTATCTGGATCTGGATACACAGTTAAATCTGTTGCAAGTTCTGGGTCTGGTTCTTCTCTATATGTTGGTAACTCTTCTGGAGCAGTAAGCCTTCGTTCTGTAATCGCAACAGGTATCGCAACAGTCACTCAAAACTCTAATGACATCACAATCAATGTGCCAGCAAACTTGGTAAGTTCTGTGAATGGACAACAGGGTGCAGTAGTACTGACAACATCTAACGTAGCTGAAGGCTCTAACCTTTATTATACAGACACACATGTTGGCTCCTACCTGACAACTAATGGATATGTAGTTAAGACTCTGGCTTCTGTCGGAGCTGGTTCTTCTCTCGTTGCTAATGTTGGACCTTCTGCGACAATCCGTTCTGTAATAGGTGCAAACCTGATCACAGTGACACAGAATGCCAATGATATCACTATCAGCAATCCAACTGTTCTCAGTGGAACATACACACCAACACTAACAATGACTGCAAACCTTGCGGCAACCACTGCATACGCTTGCCAGTATATGAGGGTTGGAAGTGTTGTAACTGTTACTGGTCGTGTGACCCTTGACCCAACAAACAACGGTCAGATGACAAACGTTGAAATCTCTCTGCCAATTACATCCAACTTCACTTTGTCTGAACAGTGTGCTGGTACAAGTGGTTGCCCGGATGTAGCACAGAATGGCGCTATTCTTGGAGATACGACAAACCACAGAGCTTCTATGCAATATATCGCAGGAACATCTGCTGTAAAAGATCACTACTTTACATTCTCGTACCAAATTATCTAAGGATAGATCATGGAACACATTGCTGTATGGGGCTCTGATACTAATGGTATCATGGACGGTCCAATCGTTTGGATCGGAACAACTACAACAACAGGTGGTGCTTGGAGTGTGGATTACTCAGGGGTTGGCTTTACTGAAGTCCCTGTTGTAATGGCAACTTTGATCCTCGCTGCTTCTAATGTATACGACAGAGGATTCGCTTCTCTGTCTGCAACACCAACAAAAACTGCTGCATCGGGTTATGGAGTTAGGGGACAAAATCTTCTAGCTCTTGGATCTACAACACGCACTGTACCTGATGGTACAGTTGTACACGTAATCGCCGTAGGCGAAACATTCACTGCATAAGGAAACTATATCATGGCCGTAACACATAATGATCTTGTAAAAGCTGTAGCCGCTCTCGGCTTCTTCGAATCTGTAGTCTATGGCTACTTCGACAGCGTAGCTGCTAAATCTCAAATTGTTGCACTTACTCCAGTTGCAACGGCTGATGCCACAGACCTGCCAACAGCAGTAGCTCTGGCTAACGCGAACAAAGCTAAAATTAATGCCATCATTGCTGCATTGAAGGCTTGACATTTAATTTGATATATTATACGCTTAGGGGTTGACAACTGACGATTCCGATGTACAATAATATACATAAGAGAGCAACTCTCTTAACCAAAAACAGGGATGTCCCTTCGGGGACGCCCTTTTATATTCTGTAAAAGAGGACAGGCAATGGCTGACGATATGGTCTTTGACTTGGACCCTAACGTCATCGGGCCAAAGTCTAGAAAGCAGTATGACTTCATGCACAGCGAAGCGGACATCACAGTATTTGGTGGAGCGGCTGGGGCAGGTAAAAGTTATTTAGGAGTTATGGACTTCCTTAAACACGTCCAATATCCAAAATTCCGTGGTTGTATGGTAAGACGTACAACACCACAACTTAAAGGTCCGGGCGGACTCCAAGAGAAAGCCGAAGAACTCTTTAAGCTAATTGATCCAAAGGTAAGATGGCGTGACAAAGAACACCACTTCGCCTTCTCTAACGGAGCTAAGATTTATCTCCGTCACTTTGAAAACCCAAAAGACCAAGAAAACTTTCAGGGTTGGGAAGTAAGCCAGTTCCTAGTGGACGAAGGCCAGCAATTCGAAGAGATGATGGTTGAATATCTCACCTCTCGTATGCGTAACCCAAAGTGTCCAGAAGTTAAACCTCATATGAAAATCACTTGTAACCCTGACTATGGTAGTTTCCTACGTCACTGGTTGGATTGGTGGCTTGACCCAGAAACAGGGATTCCGATTCCTGAACGTGATGGTGTCATGCGATTCTTCCTGAAACAAGATGGTAAGATGATGTGGGGTGAATCGAAAGATGAACTGATTGAGAAGTATGGTAAACCGCATCTATCTAAAGATCATAAGAATCAAGTTAAGCCCCTCAGCTTCAAATTCATTGCAGCCAACGTTTACGACAACCCAATCCTTTGTAATGCACAGCCAGAGTATGTTGGTTGGCTAGAAGGTCTTGGTCGTGTTGAGAAAGAACGTCTCCTATACGGAAGCTGGCTAGCACGTGCTGAAGGTACAGGCTACTTCAAATCAAACTGGTGCAACATGGTAACTCAACGCGATATCAAATCCATCAAAAGGGTGAGAGCGTGGGATATCAGTGGTACTGTCGAATCTGAAACCAATCGTAACCCTGACTGGACTGCTGGTGTTCTCATGAGCAGAAACAAGATGGGTGTATTTACAGTTGAAGATGTTGTTCGTGATCGCCGTCGTCATGGTGGTGTATTCGAAATGATTCTGGAAACTGCAAGACACGATGGTGATGATGTTCAAATTATCGTTCCATGCGACCCCGGTGCTGCCGGTAAAGCTTATGCTGCCCAACTCATCCGTGACTTGGCTGACTATGGTTTCTACGCTCGCATGAAAACAACCAACAAATCCAAAGTCACTCGATTCGCTCCATTCGCTGCAACATGCGAAGCTGGCAGTGTTGAGATATTGGAAGCTGACTGGACTAAAGACTATCTGATGGAACTTGAACGTTTCGATGGTAGTAAGAATATTAAGGATGACCAAGTGGACGCCACGTCCGATGCATTCCATGCATTGTCTTCTGAACAATATCTTCCAGACTTCTCAGTTCCTGTAATGACTCAGGCAAACCCATTTGCATTTTATAGATAAGGCGGACTAATGGCTAAGAGAAAAGTTGAGAAAGTTGCTGCTCCAATGCCCCGTCTTCGACTTGGAGAAATGGGTGCTATTGGATTAAAACAATACAGTGGTAATATTGCTGAAGAGAATAGACGTGAGCTTCGTTTCCCAGAAGCCTGTCGTACATTCCGCACTATGTCACAAGACGCTACAATCAAGGCTGCTATCTCTCTCGTTGAGATGATGATTAGTCGTGTTGATTGGACTGTCGATTTGGGTGTAGAACCTGATGCAGCGATGAAAGCTAGAGGTGCATTCCTTGAAGAAGTTATGCACGATATGGATCACAGCTTTGAAGACTTCATTCGTGAAGTAACTAGCATGTACACATATGGTTTTTGTGTTAACGAGAAAGTGTACCGTCGTAGAACATACGATGCTGGCTCTTCTTACAATGACAACAAGATTGGCATTAAGAAGCTCCCTGTTCGCTCTCAGGACACAATCTCTCGTTGGGTGTTCAGTGATGACGGTCGTGACCTAATGGGTCTTGAGCAGTCTCTGGCGGGCATTCAGAACGGTGATCGTTATGTGAACATCTCTGGTAATGGCATCATCCAAATCCCACGTAAGAAATTCATGCTGTTCCGTGTAGATGCAAAGCGTGACAACCCAGAAGGCAACAGCCCTCTCCGTGGTTGCTACAATGCTTGGCTCTTCCGTAGACAGATTGAAGAACAGGAAGCTATCGGTATCACACGTGATATGAATGGTATGCCAACTCTGTATCTTCCACCACGCTATATGAGCGAAGACGCATCTGATAGTGAGAAGGCAATCTTCGAATACTACAAGAACGTTATCCGTAACATCCAAATGAACGAACAGTCTGGTCTGATCTTGCCACAAGCATTCGACCCAGAAAGCCGTCAACCTCTCTTCAAGTTTGAGCTGACTTCCACTCAAGGTGGGAAGATGTACGACACAGACGTAATCATCAAGCGTTGGGACAACAAAATCCTGATGGTGTTGTTTGCTGATATGTTGAAGATGGGTCAAGACCAAGTTGGATCTTACTCGCTAGCTGGTGCAAAAACAAACATCATGGCGATGGCTATCGAAGCCCGTCTGAAAGAGATTCAAGACACACTCAACAATGATCTGATCCCACAACTGTTCGCTCTTAATGGAGAAATCCTGACAGCGAAAGAACTGCCTAAGTTCAAGTATGGCGATCTGGATGAAGTTGACTTGGATGAATTCTCTAAAGCCATTCAACGTATGGGTAGTGTTGGTGCTCTTGAGCTTGATCGTGATATGGCGAACAAGATTCGTGAATCCATTAAGGTTACGCCTAAGGGTGTTGATGAGCCTGTGGATAAACAAGAGATTATGGGTGGTGATAGTCAAGCTGGAAACGGTATGGCGGCTGGCGGCGGCAACGGTGCTAGCGGTAAACCATCTTCTAGAGACAACGCTGCTGCAAATAACGCATAAGGAGTCACAATGAAATTTGTTGATGCACTTGCAGAACTGATTGAAAAACACTTCGGAGGCTCCAAGGAGCTTCCTGTAGTGGAAGTTACAAAGGCTCTAGATGATGAACAACGCATGGCATTGTTTGTTGTATTGGAACCAGATGTTGTTGACCTTCATGGTGACACCTACTCTGCTGAAGAAGTTGAGAAGGCGTGCCACAGCTTTAACAAGCACTGTCAAACAGCAAACCTTTTTCACCGTGTAACAACTAAAGACGCTGACATCGTTCAGTCGTACATCACACTAGCTCCTATTACTCTTGAAGGTGGTCGTACCATCGAGAAAGGTACTTGGCTGCAATGGTGGCACTTCCCAGAAGACAACGCTAACGCTGAGTTGATGTGGAAGGGTGTTAAGTCTGGTGAAATCAATGGCGTCTCTATTGGCGCTATGGCTCACGTAGAGGAACTACAATGACAACAGAAGCGAAACGTCGCCTAACTGATATCAGTTTTGAACACGAAGGCGCACACGTTGCCCTTGTTAGCATCCATCAAGGTGGACCTGCCAATGGTGTTACAACACTGATTACTAAGGCAACCAATAACATTGATCCAGAAGAACTTGAAAAAGCTTTGAAAGGGTCTGAATCCAATCTCGAAATTAATACGGAGTCCACTGTGGATACTATTGAAAAGTCTGTACACGAAATCCTACTTGCCAAGGCAGTAGAAGATGCCGTTAAACTGGAAAAAGCTGCTGGCGAAGCTGCTGTATCCGAACTGCAAAAAGCCCTGCTGGCTCAAGAAGAAGTACTGAAAGCTGCTCAAGCTCAGGTAGTTGTATTCGAAGAAGCTGCGGCTGTTGTTAAAGTTGAAGCACGTAAGTCTGCTCTAGTTGCTGCTAAAGTTCCTGCTGATAAAGTAGAAGCTGTAATGAAGTCTCTAGCTGCTCTTGACGACGAATCTTTCTCTGCAACTGTTGAAACGATGAAGTCTCTGGCTTCTGCTGTTGATGCTTCTGATCTTATGCAAGAGTCCGGTGTTCAAGGAACTGGTGCAGAGTCTCAAGAAGAAGTTGACCGTACTACTGCAATCCTTAAAGCCCGTTACGGCGTTAAATAATTTACACTCATAGGAGATACATATAATGGCACAATACGCTGCTGATGTACAACGTCTAAGCAACTGGTTGATCTTTGAAGACGAGCCGGGTACTGGCGTAACACGTGAAGTATTGCTGAAGTCTGCTGTAAACGCTACGATCACAGGTTCTGTCCTTGACAGCACTGGTGCCCTAGTTGTTGCTGCTACTCTGGCTGATGCTACATACATTCTTATTGACGACCTGACTCGTCCTGCCGCCGCCGAATACACTAAGGTGTTGGTACTGGCCCGTGGTCATGCGAAAGTAGGTAAGGCTAAGCTTGTATTTGGATCTGACGTTACGACTGACGCCCAACGCAAGACAGCAACTGACAAACTGGCTCTGAAGAATATCTTCGCAGTCGATCAGATTACTTACTAATCCCACAAACATAGGAGACTAAAATGTCTACAGTACAACTTGCTAAGCAGGCAACTCGTAGCTTTGGCAACAACAACTACGAATACACCGACCTGACAGCTCCGCTGTTGATCGTCCCAAACAACTGGTTCCTTGGTGAACAACTGGGTATCTTCGCAAAAGAATCCACCAACCAAGAAACAATCACAGTTGAAGAAATCACAACTGGTTACGGTCTGATTAAAGACGTACACCGTGGCGCTCGTCACACTGTTGTAAGCGATCCAAAACGCAAAATGCACGCCTTCTCCATTCCTCACTTCACCCTTGATGCTTCTATCACTCCACGTGATATCCAAGGTAAGCGTGCGTTTGGTGTTGAAGAACTGGACACACTTGCTGCCGTGCGTGCACGTAAGCTTGAAGTGATCCGTAAGTCTTGGGCTGCTACACACGAAACCGCCCTGTGGTCTACAGTTACAACTGGTCTGGCTTACGCTCCTAACGGAAACGTGTCGTACGACTGGTACACTGAATTTGGCGCTTCTCGTACAACAGTTGACTTCGAACTGAACACTGCTACAACCGACATCATCGCTAAGACTGAGCTGGTCTTCGCTTCTATTCAAGATAACGCTCGTGATGGTTCTGTCTACGGACAAATCTTCGCTATCGCTTCTCCTGAGTTCTTCCAGAAGCTGATCGGCCACGCAACCATGAAAGCTCTGTGGCTAGCTTACGCTCAGTCTCCACAAATCCTTCGTGAACGCCTGCAAGCTAGTGGATACGACGCTCGTTACCGCGAGTTCACTATTGGTAACATCACCTACGTTGAATACCGTGGTGTGTCTCCAGAAGGTGTACGTTACATCCCAAGCGGCGAATGCTACTTCATGCCAACCGATATGGGCGACAACTTCGTTCAATACTTCGGTCCAGCAGATCACTTCGACTTTGTTAATACTCAAGGTCAAGAGATGTACGCTTTCGAATACGGTGATAACCGTGGTCAGATGATCGAAATCCAAACCGAATCCAACTTCCTGAACGTCCTACGTCGTCCACAGTTGATCGTAAAAGGCATCGTTGGTGCCTAATTGAACTGGGGAGCTTTATGCTCCCCATTCTTTGCTTAGGAGCCTAGAACATGCCATACAGCGGACACCCAGCGACAAGTGCTACCGACAGAGTTCGTTTGAATGTTGGTGACGTTTGGCCTGATATGGAATTGCTACACGATGAAGACTATCAGTATTTCATCGATAAGTATAACGGCAACGAGAATAGAGCAACCATTGATGCTGCTCGTACCTTGTTGTTTACACTATCTCGATTCACACGTGAACGTACTGGTGATATTGAAGTATATGGTGGTGATATCTTTAGTAACTACTACCGTGCTATTGAACTGATGTTGAAAGATCCGAACGCTGCTATTAGCTCGGCTATGCCTTACGCTGGTGGTATCTCTCGTACTGACATGCACGCCAACAAAATCGACGTTGATAACAACTCTGTTCGTGTTGCAACTGAACGTAGTCACCTCCGTCTTGGATGTGGTAACTGGCAGTACAACTATGATCAGATGAATTATTGTGGATCAGGTGGTGGTCATGGCCTTCAGTATTAAGTTTGAGAACAAAATCCCAGCCCTCGTAAAGAGGCTGGACAAATTAAATAGTATGGAAGTCGAAGTTGGATTCTTTGAAGAAGATCGTTACGGTCCCGAGAATCATAACTTGCCTGTAGCTACAGTGGCTGCAATGAACGAGTTCGGTACTAAGCATAACCCGACAAGACCATTCATGTCGGACACATTCTCTGATCGTACAAACCAACTTCTCATGGCCGTAGAGATGAGAAGTATTTATCTTGATGTGCTCAAAGGTGGCAACGCCAGTCAGAGACTTATGAAGTCGCTTGGCAAACTTGTTGCTGAACAGATGCAGATCACTATCCAACAGTATGCTGCCGCTGGTGGTAACAGTAAGAGAACAATAGAGAGAAAAGGTGGAAGAGATACACCACTTATCGACACAAGCAAGATGCTTGAATCTGTTAAGTTCCACATTCACCGCTAAGGAGTAACCTATGAGAAATCCCCCACTGCTCCTGACTGGACACACAACGCTTGAGATTACTCGCCGTGAGGCTGAGATGATCGTCCGAGGGCGTCCAAGCCCCGGTGCTGAAAGCATTGTTGAAGTTGTATGCAACGTACAGCCGGTGCTGAAATCCACAGACACCTATCTACTGCCTGAAGCTGATCGTTCCAAGGCTACACTCAAAGTGTATTCTAAGGGCGGTGAGATTAGACAGAGGAAAGAGGGAGTTAACGGACATGCTGCTGATCGCTTCTATTGGAAGGGTGAGCTGTACGAAGTTATGAAGGTGGTTGAGTATGATATGGGTGTCCTGAATCACTACAAAGCCTTGTGCATGCGAGTGGAGCTAACCTGATGAATATCTATCAAGACCTTGAAGATGCCCTATACAACATCGTAAGCACGTTGCATCCTGATTGGACCATCCTGTTTGCGTATACTAACGCTGCTGAACCAACAAACCCTTACGTCTCTATTGATGTTAAGAAGTTGAATCCTTGCGGGCGTGAGTATAGCTCCACACCAACCATTGGTGAAGATGGGAGCAAGTTGATTCAAACTACAATTCAAGATCATGAGGCAATGGTGAGATTTGAGTTCATTGGTAAGTACGATGACAATACCACACTTGCTGATATGGCTCAAAAGCTACAGATCGAATTGAGAACGCCAACTGGATATGAACTACAAGCAGTCAATAGATTGTCTCTGTACAGGCTAACCACGTTGCGTAGGCTTCCGTTGCCTAGGGATACGGATATGTACATGATCTATCAACTAGATGCGACATTTGCATATGCATCTCAAGTAGTAACTGAACAAGATTATGCCACTGCCATCAATGGCAGCGGTATTTATCATGATGCGAATCAGCCTCCTGATTACACAATGACGACTCACTTTGAAATCACTCTACCTACTTAGGAGAATAACGTATGACCGTTCTTACGGATATCATTCAAATCGACATCAGCCGAGAAACCGCTGCTGTCACACAAACAAACTTCAACGTGCCTATGTTCATCTCTGCTCACACTAAGTTTGCGGAACGTGCACGCACATACTCTAGCTTAACTGCTGTTGCCAATGACTTCAGCATTACTGACAAAGCATACATTGCTGCTCAGAAGATGTTTGGTCAGGCGCTGAAACCTTCTCAGATCGTTATTGGTAGACGAGCTGTGCCAAGCTCTACAATCAGTATCAGTGCTGCTGTAGTCGGTACATACACAATGACAATCGATGGCCTACCATTCACATACGTAGCAACTGGTTCGCCAACTACTATCACGATTGCCGCCGGTATCAAAACTGCCTATAACGTAACCCCAATCGCTGGCGTAACTGTTACTGACAACCTTGACGGTACTCTGACTGTAGCATCTGCTGTCGGGTACTCTTTGAAAGTCACAACAAACATGACTTACTCTAACGCACCATCTACTGAGTCTTGGACTGATACAATCAACGCTATTACAATCGTGAACAACGCTTGGTATGCTGTAATGATTGAATCTCACCTTGAAGCTGACATCTTGACAGTTGCTGCTCAGATTGAAGGCATGAAGAAAGTATTTGCTACCTCGTCTTCTGATATCACTATCAAGACAACAGGAACAACTGATATCTTCTCTCAACTAATGGATCTTGGATATCAGCGCACATTCGGTGCGTGGTCTGCCACTGCTGACACAGAATACCCAGAAGCTGCATGGGTTGGATTCCAACTTCAAGAGCAACCGGGTTCTAACACTTGGGCTTACAAGGCTCTATCTGGTGTTACTGTTAGCTCTCTGAGTGATACAGAGTCTACAAACCTACACAACAAGAACGCTTCTACATACGAACGTGTTGGTGGTCTGAACAGCACAATCGGAGCTAAGATGTTCGGTGGTGAGTGGGTCGACGTAATCATCTTCGTTGACTGGCTAGAAGCCCGTATGAAAGAACGTCTGTGGAGCCGTTTGGCTAACAGCAAGAAGATTCCTTACACCGCTGCTGGTGCCGCTATTATCGAAGCTGAGATTCGTGCTCAACTGAACGATGGGATTCGTGTAGGTGGTTTGGCTGCTTCTCCAGCTCCAACTGTGTCTGTACCAGATGTTCTAACTCTGTCCACTAACACACGTGCACTACGTATCTTTGAAGGCATCACATTCGAAGCACGTCTAGCTGGTGCTATCCACTTCATCAAAGTTCAAGGGACTGTAACCGTCTAAGGACGGTTCACCCTCCACAGGAGATAATCAATGTCTACACAACGTCTTGCTACATACGCTCCAAGTGATGTGAGTGTCATTATCACACAAGCGAGCAGCGGCATTGCACACATTATCAGCGGGTACTCTGAGGACTCCATCGTAAACATCGAATGGACAAGCCCTCGTTACGCACTGTACACTGGTGCTGACAACACAGGAACACGTATCTTCAACGCAAGTAATTCTGCTACGATGACACTGGCCCTACAACAAACATCTGCATCGAACGACGTTCTGTCTTCTCTGTTTAATAACGATCCACGTAACATTGATGGATTGTTCTCTATTCAAGTGAAAGATGCCTCTGGTCGTTCTATCTACTTCTCTGACGATGCTTACATTGGTGTACGTCCAAGTGCTGGTTTTGGTAACAGCATGATGCACCGTGACTGGGTTATCCAAGCGTTCAACCTTGACGGTTATGCTGGTGGTAACGCTGTAGTTACTCCAGAAGATCAAGCAACCCTTGAAACGCTTGGTGCAACTCTCGCAGCTAAGTGGCTACAACAGTAAGACACACTCGTTAAGGGGCTTCCATTCGTGGTGGCCCCTTTTCTATTTCTCAAGGAGAATCAAATGGCTTCCTTATCGCACTATTCACCATCTGATGTAACAATGACCATTGCAGGCTTGTACACCGTAACAGGGTATGCTGATGGAACATTTGTTCGCATCTCTAAAGACACAAGACAAACAACAACCATGAGAGCAATGGACGGAACAATGTGCCGCATTAAATCTCCTGATACTGGTTGGAAAATTGAAATCACACTAGCTCAGTCTTCGACAGCTAACGACATATTCTCTACATTCTGGAACGTAGACAAAGTTACCGGAATGGGTAAATTCCCCATCTTTGTTAATGATGGAAGTGGTAGCACAATGTTCATGGCTGCAACAGCTTGGGTAGAATCCCTACCAGATATTGTGTATTCCAAGAGTATGGAAACCCGCACATGGGTATTCGGAGCAACAGATGTAATTGTTAACATCGGAGGTAATGATGATGCGGGCGACCTATCCAGTATTCTGGGTCTTGGCGCTTCCGTCTTGCCAATTCTACAAAACTTCCAAATCAGATAAGGAGGCTTTATGTCTGGAAACGTATTGACGTATGACCCAAGTAGTGTTACCATTAGTGTTTGTGGCTACATCGTCACAGGGTTGGTATCTGTCTCGTTGCAGTGGAAATCTGAAGTGTTCTCTGTTCGTAGAGGTATTCGTGGACAACACACAAGAGTCTACAGCAAGGATAGGCAATCTGTCCTAGTGTTGGAACTACTGCCAACATCCGTAACAAATGACCTATTCACATCCATCGTATTGCAAGATGCTGGCAACCATGCTGGTCGTCTGGAGGTACATATGAGGGATACAAGTGGTACATCTCGTTTCACAACTGTAGATGCATATTTACACACATTCCCTGAGATGTCTTTCAATGCGGAAGGTCTTAGCACTCGCAAATGGGAAATCGAAATTCTATCGTTCATTACTGGTTCTGGTAACATTGGTGGTAACGCCCAAAATGGTATCGACATTAATGATATCTTGTCTGGGGCACTGTCTTCTGCTAAAAGTCTTGTGGCTGATGGTTTGGACGTAGCTCAAGGCTTCTTCAATTAATTAGGAGTATTTAAAATGGCTATTCAACAGAAAG